CCCAGTAATTCTGGGAATACATTAAAGAATTGTTCCATTGTTTGAACAGTTGTACCAAGAAGCTCAGATTGATTTCTAGCATCCTTCACCCTTGATCTAGGGTTAAACCTAGTCAGGATGTCTAATGCTTTTCTGATATTTGTCAGAAAACTGTCATAGTCAGGAATGGTTTCCCACTCCTGTATAAGCAGTAGCGATTCGCATGCAGAATATATTTGATCTCTTTCTGAAGCACTAAGTTTCAGAGGCGTTACCCCGTGTGATGGTATTTCATCACCGAAGACCTCATGAACCGCATTTATGAGCTGTTCATTGTTTTCTATGACTTTAAGGTACTTATGGTCTAAGTTTTCTATGAGATTAAGAAGTTCTTTCTCAAATTTGTCATTAAGGAAAGGATCTTTCCTTGCATCACAGTCAGGCTCACCTATAAGGTAATCTGGTAAGAACTGATTCATAATCGTAGATTTGAGTCGTCCCCTAAAGTAGGCTGCTAAGAGCAGTGTTTTAAGTTTCTCATCTAACTGATTTGATTCAGGTAGATCTCCAAAATCTTGGTATACTTCTATACCTAAAGATCCTAATCCACCCATCACAAGTAGATGGCGCTCATCAATATTACCCGGATAGTTCTGTGTAAGATAGTCAAAGACATCGTATATGCTACGACGTTTAAAGAACTTAGTCAGCCACCATTGGTACCCTAAATATCCTCCTGGCGAATGTATAGCATTCAGCAGCAATCGGATCGGTATAGGTGTCATTATCTTACCATCTAATACTCTTATCTTTGCAAATTCTGCAAATGGAGCATCATTGGTCCCATATCTGTAGATATAGCCCTTACTTTCGTTGGTATCCCAATTGATAAATTGGCAACATGAAATGTAAGATCGGAGTATTTCTCCATCTGTATCTACAACAGACATGATTGAATCATCTCCTAGCACGCGGTAGAAATCCAAAGGGTTACTATCTTGCATATTGTGCTTGAGCATTATCAAGCGCATCACTACATGATGAACCCATGCGAATGCAGGGAATGACGATCCGTACCCTTGTGGTTGACCACACTGAGGAGTAAATGTAGATAGAATTTTCTTTCCATCCACTAACTTATGCTCACCAGTTACTAATTGGTGCCAATTCTGCGCATGTTCATCCCCAAAAAGGATAGCAATGCATTCCCTCTGAAACTCTTTATTAAGAGTATCAGTCGCCTTCGATATATCTAGGCAATAGATATTAGACTTTTTAGCTAGCCTAAATTTAGGTGCTGTAATCTTCAAGGCAAAGGTAACCCCTTTGTTCTGATTCATTGTGCAATCAGGGCCTATCTGATTCAGTACTTCCATTAACCTATTATGATAATAGAACGCTCTATCTTGTATGGGATTTATTGCCATATGAATTAGCCTATAAGGCAGCTTGTGCTGCTTTATCAGAATCGACTTCCTGTCAAATTGGGTACAGGATTCATCTTTATG